GGTAACATCCCGTGGAACTGCAAATGGTCTATTATTGAGTTCGGTCTTGCTTCCCCGTTCGCTCTGCTGAACATTGATGTTGCTCCGGCTTCTTTTAATGCTTCTACTCTCTCCGGATGTTCCCGTTGTATTGCGGTTGGCGTAGGCAACAAACCAAACCCTATCTCTTCGGTGTGGAGCGTTGACGGCGCAAGCTGGAAGTACATACGGTTGTACTTCGTACCCTTCAGTTTCCAAGTCAGCCTGCACCTCTTCGAATACCAACCCTCCATTCCAATTAACAAGGCCGAGAACGTTTTCGCCCACAACCCAACGCGGTCGAATTTCTCTAATTGCTCTAAGCATTTCTGGCCACAAATGGCGTTCATCATCTTTTCCGAGTCGTTTTCCTGCCATTGAGTAGGGCTGACATGGAAAACCTCCCGTGAGGATGTCAATGTTTCCTCGGTGAATAGTGAAGTCTGTTTTTGTAATGTCATGATATGATATTGCTTTAGGCCAGTAATGTTTAAGTACTTTCTGCCCAAACGGATTCCATTCGCAATGAAAGATATTTTCCCATCCCATCCATTCGGCTGCCAAGTCAAAGCCCCCAATCCCGGAAAATAAACTACCGTGTTTCATTATCCAGTTGTCGTGCATACTCCCTCACCTTTTCACGATTTGAATACTTGCCATATACCTGATAGCCCCGTTTCTCCCCGTTGCCCCGTTGCCGTCCGATCTTACGCTTGAAAAGTGAACGCGGGTAAACGTTACCCTCGATGCTCACTCCCGTGGCCGTTTCATGCCCTCGGTAAACCTTGCCTTTCTCAAGGTAACCCGTCAGCGTGTCTATGGCGATGTATTGTTTCATGGCTCAAAGATACTATAATTATAGAATTGAAAGTATCTTTTGTTGAAAATCGGTGAATGACCGCACGATATGGTACTGAAATCCCTGATCGGTTACCTTGGCCTGCCATGCCTTTTGGTAAGGGGATTGCACGCCTTTGATTGTCTTAAACTCAAAAAAATAAGCTGTTCCGTTGGCATACAGGCTCATGTCGGCCCTACCTTTTTGCAGACCCATTTCTTTGTTACGCCGTCCGTCTATCGGGTTACGGGAGTTGCCAAGATTGTAACACAATAGGCCACGCATTTTAGGATACTGAAAATAAAACCAGCGGAAACAGGCTTTCTGCAATTTATCTTCCAGGTGTTTCATCGTGTACGTTTTCCGAATTTAATCTTTCCTGCGTCACGTTGTTTAATCTGGGCAATTTTATCGGGTAGGTCTGATGTCAGGTAAAACCGAAGCTTTCCCGTTTCCGTGTTGCTGAATTTATCCTGAATGTCATACTTGCTGACTATTTCCTTTACGGCCTGCTCATATAGCCCGTAATCGTCTGGTGCAATACCCGATACCCGGATTATCTTTTCCCGGTACCCGCGTTCCAGACATTCATTCAAAAAAATTTCAGCGGGGGGGGTGGGGGTATTTATATCCGCTCCTGCGGATATAATATCTTTCTCTTTCTCTTTTTCTTTATTATTATCTTTTTCTTTCTCTTTATCTTTATTGGCTATTTTCGCTATCGTGTTATGGCGTTCGCTATCGTTCGCTACCGATGTATGGCGTTCGCTATTGTTCGCCATATTTTGCTTTTTCTGCCATCGGTTCTCAGCACCCAAACGGCCTGATTCCCTGCTCTTTTCGCATTTCTTTTCGTACTTTTCGGCATCCCGCTGAATGGCTGTTTTAATCGTCTGAAAGGCAAAATTAACCACCGCGTCGGGTTCGTTTGCATCCTCCAGATCATTCATATAAGCGAAAATGTGCTTAATAAGTTTGCCAGCCTGCTCGTCTGTAAGCAGGTCAAACATCTGTTTTTGGTCTCGGTAAAGAATAAATCCCTTTCTCATGATTGTATATTGATTCGTTCGTTTTCTTTTTTTAACCCTTCGGCCATTTTTTCACGGGAGCGCAAATAACGTAAAAATTCACGGTCATTTTTTGGGAAAAAATACCCTTTAGGCGTTTTCATTAACTGCAAAAATTCGGGTTCCTGAGTCAGTTCTGCAATTTTCTGCTCAACTTCCCGTGTGGATAGCTTACAGATTACCGCCAGATCGGTTTTACTCCATGCCCATTCGGCACCCCTGCGCGTTTTTTGGCTTAATTCCTTTTGAAAAATTTGTCTTATTGTCATTTTAGTACGGTTTTTCGTGAAACTGATCGAAGTTAGGTGTAAAATCATACACGGGTTTTAATCCCTGCGGCATTTCGTGGAATATCCGCTGGGTATAAAGGTCGCATTTTGCTTTTCCGAGGCCGATGGAACCGTCCCGGTTCTTACCGATACTAAACCAAATATCCCCACTCAGGTCGTTACCTTCCTCATCGTGGTTAAATCCGTAATAGGCGGGCCTATAAGGGAAAATAACTATATCGGAATCCTGTTCAATGTTACCCGATTCCCGAAGGTCTGAAAGGGAAGGTATTTTGTCGGTAATCGTAGCCCCGTTTTTTTCCGCTCCCCTGCCCACCTGACAGAGTAAAATAAAGGGAAGTCCTAATTCCTTTGCTATCATTTTGCAAGTTCCCGTAAAATAGCCTATCTGAATGTCCCGGTTCCCAGCTTTATTATCCGGGTCGCTTCCCCTCATTTTTTGAAGGTAGTCAAGCAGAATGTATTTCGTGTCCGGGTACATGGATTTGAATTTTCGGCATAACGTACGGATTCTGGCCACGTCATAAATGCCGTCCTCAATATGCAGCGGCATAGTTGTGAGTTTATCAATAGCAGATGAAAATCGGTTTTCTTCATCTGTGCTCAGCTTACCCTCTTTTAAGTCCTCCGAATTGACTACCGCCATACTGCAGGCCATCCGGGCCGTTAATTTATTGGTAGTCATTTCTAAGGATATTACCAAACCTCTGTTTCCTTTTTTGGCGTTTTCCTTTGCAATGTGTAGCATAGTCATGGTCTTACCCATTGAAGGACGGCCGCCTACAATTACAAGGTCACCCGGTGAAAGGTAGCCGATAATATCATCCGCGCCTGGCAGTTCCATTTTTATGCCGTTAAAGGATTCAGGATTTTGTTTTTTCTGAATGTAATCGGTAAGCACCTGCCCGGCGGCATCCCCTATTTTTTTTAACGTGGTAGTGTTAATATCGGTAATTGCTTTAAATCGGTTTTCGGCGGTTTCAATTACTTCAAATGTATCAATGCTTTCATCTGTTGCATCTTTAATAACCTCGGAGGCTATCTCAATACTTCGCCGCCTGTAAAACTTTTCGGCAATAACCTGACAATGGGTAACAAGGTGGACCGCAGATCCGATGTTTATGGTCAGGGATGCGACAAAATGCGCGCCTCCGATTCGGTCTATTTCTCCGCTTTCCCTCAGCTTGTTTGTCACGGTTAAAATGTCGATAGGTTCCGACTTGGAAAATAACCGTTCACAGGCCCGGTATATTGAGCCATGCCTTGTATCATAAAAGTATTCTGGCCGTAAGTATTCCGATGCCGTAAGGTAGGCGTCGCGTTCCAGCATTATAGCCCCGAGTACCGCTGATTCTAATTCTGTTGCGTTTGGTGGTATCATATAAAAAAAAATGCCCCTACGGAGTCCGGGTCGAGCGGAGCATCCATAGAGGCGGTGAAAATTATTTGTTTAGGAATCTCGACCATTCCTTTAATGCAAAATTAAAAAAAGTTATTCAAATAAAGTAGGTTGTAAACTACTTTCTTTAAACCTGATTTTTGCTTCTTTTAGGTTTAATACAGCTTGTTTAAAATAACTATCCTTTAATTCAATTCCTATAGCTTTACGGCCTAAAGAAACAGGAGAAAAAACCTCAGAACCAACCCCCATAAAAGGAGTCAAAACTACTTCGCCAGGATTTGAATATAATTCTATAATCCTATCAATTACATCTAATTGTAAAGGGTGTACGTGCTTTTCGTCATCTTCTTCTTTTGAATCCCTAAACGGCAATACATTGTCAATACGTATATCATCCCAAACACTCGAAGCATAACGCTGCCAAATGTAATGACTTAGTTTATTGCTTTTTGGATTTTCATGATTTTGATATTTCTTATTGAGGTAATCCCATAACTGGTCTTCATTTAGGTCACTTTCATTTGCATTATTCCATGCCCTTAATATGTTTGGAAGTACAGGCACTTCTCCAAAATATCGTTTAAGACCGTTTGCGTGTGTTACAGGGACTTTATTTTCCCCTTTTTTTGTAAAGATTAAAACATAATCAGGCATAGCGGTGAAACATTTTGTAGAATCCTCAACTATAAATTTATGCATCAAACTTTGCACCATCGTCCGCATACGGACTTTTAAAGGTTCTTTCCAGATTGTAATACGATTTCTGTATTCAAATCCGTGATTTTCATGCAGACGTATTATTTCATGCGGAAAATCCCATAATCTACATGTGTTATCAAAAACATCGGTACAATGCACGGCGGTAATTCTGCCCGGTTTTGTTACCCTCGAAATTTCTGCAATAAGAAATTCATATTGCTCCAAAAATTGTTCTTTGTTTTCACAATTACTAAAATCATTTTCGGAACTTGAATAATTGTAAAGCCCGGCAAACGGAGGAGAATAAACCGAAAGGTCTATACTATTTTCCGGTAGTGTCGGCAAAACCAACATACAATCTGAATTATAGATTGCATAATCTTCAGTAATTAACTGATTTTTTACTTTGTTTTCCATGTTTAAATAAATAAAGGTTTAACGATTTCCTGATTAAATTCTTTTTTGTTTTCTGTAAACTTTCGATTTACATTTTTTGTCAAATTTTCATGCAACTCTATTGCCTTTTTTGTTTTTTGCTGAAGGGCTTCTAATACTCTGGTTTGTCCGTCTGAAATAACCATGTCAATGGTCACGTCATTCTTTTGGCCAAACCTCCAAAACCTTCTTATGGCCTGATAGTATTGCTCATAAGACCATGTAGGGAAAAATACGGAATGATTGCAATGTTGCCAGTTCAAACCCATTCCAGTCATTTTGGCTTTTGTAATAAGTCGTTTTATTTCACCGTTGGCAAATGCTAAAAGTATTTCCTCTTTCTTTTCAATAGACTGACTTCCGATTATTTCTACGGCCTCTTTGTCACTTGCTTTTAAAATTGAACTTTCGTTATTTGTATTGCACCAATATACCGAAACTTTACCTTCAGCTAATTCAACAGCCTTTTCACATCTTTTATCTTCGGTTTGTTTTTGCTCATGCCTTACTTCAGTCATTGACTTAGCAATAGGTGTAAACATCTGAATCTGCCCTTTAACATCTATAAGGCTTTGATTTTCTACGATATGTTTATTTACAATCAATTCAGGCAAAATGTAACGCTCATCTGAAAATCCGATATCAGATGGCATTTTAACCATTATAGACCATTGATTTACCCATGCAAAAAAATCTTTTTCAGCATGAGGTTTTAAATAAAACTTTTCGCCTATATTCCTATTATTTGAATCTACCGAGTTTTGATTATTCTTAAAAAACTTGGTAAGCATATCCATATAACCCATATAGCCCAATGCCTCAGAACTTGTACCTAATTCGATAAAATCATTAGGGGAAGGTGTTGCAGTACTTAAATACCTATAAGGAATTTTTTTTACGAATGCAGTAACCTGTGATTTTATTTTTCCGTCAAAGTTCTTTAGTATTGAACTTTCATCCAGAATAACCCCATCAAAATCATTCTCTGAAAATAGATGCAGACGCTCATAATTGCAGACTACTATTTTTTTAGAATGTTTACCGTTTTTAGAATATTCAATATCATCTATTCCTAGCTTTTGAGCTTCATTGATAAATTGAAAAGCAACTGCCAAAGGGGTAAGTATCAAAACCTTTTTATTCGTATGCCGTACTATATTATTTGCAATCGAAATCTGTATTAAGGTTTTGCCTAAACCAGTATCCGCAAATACCGCCATACGACCCTTTCTTACGGCTTTTTCAATTATGTATTTTTGAAAGTCAAAAGCAATATTAGGATAGTAATTAGGCTCTATTCCAAAATTACCTATCAGGTGTTTTTTCTGTTCTAAAAATTCAATGTAATTCATTTCTCACCTCCCCTCATTACCTTACCGATTACTTCGTCCGCATACCTGCGGAATTTCAAATCGTACTGATATAGACTATCAAACTGCTTCAGGCCATGTATCACCGTAGCATGGGTGCGCTTAACGTGCCTCCCGATTTCACCAAGTCTGGCATGGCTGTGTTTATCTGCAAGGTGGAAAAAGATGAACCGAGTTTCCGTGTATCGGCGGTCACGCTTTTGGTTGGTGATGTCCAATCCGGTAGCCGCTTCGATTGCTTCTTTTAATTTAATCGGCTGCCAGGAGCGTTCCTTTTCCCTCGGCACGAATGGTTTAATTTCAAAGGTTGCTGCATTCACGCTTTGCCCCCTTTCCGACTGAAAAACACCGTTTCCTTACCCGCCTTGTATTCGGCTGGAATGATTACTTCACCGTCCTCGGAAACCATGCGGCGTCCTTTTTCCCATTCTTTATACGCGGACTTGGCAGCTTCCTCAATATCCTTAATGGCATCCTTTGCCAGGTTCCACTCAGGATTGTTTGAAAAGTCCCAGCGGCCTGCGGACGGACGGACTTCAATGCCCCATCCCTGCCATGTCTGCCCGTGATACTTCCGTGCCTCGGCGATTACGCCTGGTTCGATTTCGGCCTTGGCTTTGGCCACCATTGCCTCTACTTCTTTGAGCAACCCCCAAACTTCGAGGAAATTGCTTTCGCCGTCAATTACTGATTGCACGGCTTCTGCGATAATGCGATTGATTTGCTCCATAATTACTTTGTTTTTGCGGCTTCAAGCTGCTCCCTGAATGCCCGTTTGATTCTATATTCTGCCTGCACCTTGGGGAGCAGGTCTTCCCCGTTTTTTATTCTGTCTAACACCTGAATAAATATATGCTCAGGAAGCCACTCCTTTTCCGCATCGGGGGCTTTGGCAACCTGGTTAGGTGCGGGTACTGATGCCGTGTTCCCGTCGTCATCTTCCGCTCCGATATTGCAGATGGATTGCAGTCCGTACCTACGTGCGTAAGTTATGCCGCTGCCCTGTGCCTGAGCGTTG